TTATCCGTCATTGTCTCTGCCTTATCTCTTCAATTCGCAAGTAGTCTGTATTGATGGGGTAGCCATAATTGCCCGCAAAAACCGTGTCTGCCGGTAGTTCAGTCAAAAACGCCAAATCCATAATGTGCCCACCCATTAAGTCAGCATCAACAGCGAAATCTAGCGCTTCCTGCGCGTCATCAGCATAGGCAATTGCTACCAACCCAAACTCATTTGAAATAGCGTAGGTTCGCTTAGTGCAGCTTTTGTAGGGGTAATTGGCTATATATTGTTTTAACTTCATTTCGGTACATCCTCTGTTAGTGCGCTAAAGCCTAGCGCTGGCACGTAAAAAGCCCGCACTTGGCGGGCTTCAATGTTGGCTAATTAGTCACCATTTTGAATGCGGGTTGATGACGTAGGTAAAATCTCGATTGTCAGCGCTATGCGCGTGATTATCCTTTACCTTTTTAACCGCATCTCGTGGGCTATTGGCCAACAATTTTGTAATGATGTAATCATTGGGATCGGAAACGGATCGCGTTTCAACGTAGTAAAATTCATTCTCCATTTTTCTTGCTCCATTTGATGCGTCAAAGCCTGACGCTGGCACCTAAAAAGCCCGCACTTGGCGGGCTATGATTTTGGCGGGTTTTTAGTCGCTATTCAGTTCGGCAATCCTTTTTTCCCTCAGCGCTAAAATATGACTGGCCGTATCTTTCAGGCTATAGCTTTGGCAAACAAAACCCCCGCCAAAGTCTTTACCCCTGTACACGCGAAAGCCAAGCCGGTTCGCCATTATTTTTGCAATATCGTAATTGCTGCTAAAAGCCAGGTAATGGACAACGTATCTCGGGTTTCCGTTTGCATCGCGTCTGACAGGGTAGAACTCGATACCGCCAACGAATTGATTTTGCTTAACCATTTTTCTATCTCCAAATTAATGCGCTAATGCCTAGCGCTGGCACCCAAAAAGCCCGCACTTGGCGGGCTTAAATGGCGTCTAATTAGCCGCTATTCAGGTGAGCAAAAATCGTCCATTACTTGGACGCTATATTGCGCCCTCTCAATGGTGATAATGCCTTGCTGGTAAATGATGCTAACAGCATCGCCAGTAGTGAAAGGCTGGCAACTACGTCCGCTCATATCAATAATTGGACGATTGGCGGCACCTGCTACTTTGCGCGATCCATCATCAGCCAAGACAAGCGCCAATATGTTGGCCGTTGCCATGACGTTATAACGTGCGCCATGCGTGAAACCAGCGCCATTCAAACGTGCGCCTTCAATCCATATACGCGGCTTTTGTCGGTTTGCTCTGACAATGTAAGCTTGAATTACATTTTCCATTTTTCCTGCTCCATTTGATGCGCTAAAGCCTAGCGCTGGCACCTAGAAAGCCCGCACTTGGCGGGCTTGTAGTGATGGATAATTGCTTATCATTTTGGGTTTCGGTGATGGCTTTCTGCTAGCTCTTTTAACGTGTCATAAACAAAACAGGCTGATATATCTTCATCATCGAGCGTTGAGTGTCGCGGGTTGAAAATACTTCCAGTTGCGGATAAGGCCGCATATTCAAGAGAAGACATACCGCGATGCCAGTGTGTGAAATGAAAATGAGCACCGACAATCAAATCCATTAAGCAAAATTCACCACCTTCGCCGAGATAGTACAAGGCTTCGTCTGTTTCATCATTGTTGAGCGCTTCGCAAAGCTCAATGATGTCCTGACAGAATTTTCGGTAATTGCTGTAAATAGAAACTTGGCACTTCTGAAAAGCTTTTTCCGTTGTCGTCATTTGTCTTTACTCCGATTAATGCGTCAAAGCCTGACGCTGGCACCCAAAAAGCCCGCACTTGGCGGGCTTGTTGAGTTGGGTTTGGGGATTAAACTAGGCCCATTTGGTGCAGTGAGTTATGTGCTCTATCATGGGCAAACTCAGCCAGCCTAAAAGCAAATTCAGTAAGCCCAGTAAAGTTACACCCATTCACTTCTATTGATTGGCATTTAAACCATTCCTTGAATATGAACTCAATGTTAGATGGCGTAGTGTCTTTGCCGTCCGCGTCAATCGTAAAACGCAAGGCTTCAGATGGCCCACCCCAAGAAAAGAGAAATTCAAAGGTAATCTCTTGAGTGTTAAAGTCTAGCTCAATCGGTTCAAAGCTTAATCCAAGCTCGTCAAGTCGCGCAATTTGAGCATCGGAAATCTCGTCACAAAACGCATCTAAAACTAGCTCGAAATCGATATTGAAGTCGTCCGTTCTGAAATCTGCTGCCCATTCGTGATTGATTGTCTCACTCCAATCAAGCTTGGGGCATTCAATAACAGTGTCTAAAGTTCCGTTATCGCCAAGCACTAAATCTTGGGCGGTAATAGGTTCTAGCAGATCAAGCAATTGTTCGTTGCGGCTTGCTGCGTGTTCAATTGCTACTTGTCGCTCAACTGGTAAGTCTGCTTTCATCTTCATGCTGATATTTCCGTTGTTCATTGTCTATCTCCGGTTTTCTCAAAAATGCGTTAATGGCTAACGCTGCCGTGTTACTCGGTATATTAGACACTACCAGCGCTAAAAGTTCCACATAATCTATAGTAAATTACTATACTAATTATTCATAAGGTAAGCATTGTTATAACCTGCCTGTGCTCTGGTGTTTGCCTTTCAATCGGGCCAGTTCTGCGTTATAAATTCGACATGACGCTAAATGCTACAGGTTAGACAAACGACATGACGCGAAAAGCGACACGTTGCACCACGATCGGATTTCTCGATGGGCTGAGGATTTTTGGCCGGTTTTGGCGATGGCTCGCGGATTTCTTGGGCATTCACGCCGCGAATGTGAATCTGGTGCCCATCACGGGAATGAATGTGGGGGGATAGTGAGTGTCAAATTGGAACGAAGTCCCCTCGTCAGGCATCCTCTCGATTTATTGCGCTTTAGTCTAGGGAGTTGAAGATATGACAAGAAAGCACCAGAGAAACACCACCAATGGCACCAGAGGGGCCGTTTTAGCGTTCCAGAATAGGGAGGTAGCCATACCGCCTTACATTGTCCCATTCTTCGAATTAGACGGCTTCAGAGACAGGTGGAATGCCATGACTTCTTGCCGTATGCCGGATTGCTGGCAGGATTGGGAACTTAACGAAGTTGCCGAGATCGTGAAAGAGCAGATGCAGTGCGAGCGCCTAGAAGCTGAAATCCAAGAAGAGGGCGAAACAATAAGCTTTCCTAACGGCGCTGTTTCCCAGAATCCGAAGTTTAAGATGGTGATGGAGCTAAAGAAGATGTATTTAGCCAGAATTAGGGCTATTGGCTTGAATGACATCAAGCAGGCGGCTAAAACCAATGGCGCGGTTGCTGCTCGTGACTTACCGGCAGAAGGCGCTGATTTGCTGTGAATGCCGTAACGGAGACTGACGCGGATAAGATACTCCGGTTTATTGAAGTATTCTGCAAGATACCGGAAGGCTCAAAGGTGGGCGAGCCAGTTGTTTTGGCCCCATTCCAAAAGAAGTTCATCAAAGACATATTCGATAACCCGCACGTTACTAGGCGGGCAATAATGAGCATTGCTAGGAAGAACGGTAAATCAGCGCTCATTGCTTGCTTGCTACTTGCTTTTATCTGCGGGCCAATGCGTAAAACCAACACTCAGATCATTAGTGGCGCTCAATCTAGGGATCAGGCGGCGTTAGTATTTGAGTTAGCCAGCAAGATGATAAACATGAATCCTGCGCTTCAGCAGGTTACTCGCGTTATCCCCAGCCAGAAAACGATTGTTGGCTTGCGGGATAATGTGACTTACAAGGCTCTTTCGGCTGACGGTACTACTGCTCACGGAATGTCGCCCTATTTGGCTATCCTGGATGAATCGGGGCAGGTGAAGGGGCCGACAAGCCCGTTTTTGGACGCAATTATGACAAGTCAGGGCGCTCACGATTCTCCTTTGCAGATATTTATTAGCACTCAAAGCCCTAATGATGCTGACTTTTTCAGCGTGTTAATTGATGACGCTATACGCTCAGATGATAAAAAAACGGTGGTTCATCTTTATCAAGCTGACGCAGATGCCGATTTGATGGACAAAGAGCAGTGGAAGAGGGCTAATCCGGCGCTCAATTTGTTCAGAAGTGAGGCTGATCTGGAAGAACAGCTTAAACAGGCGGCTAGATTGCCTAGTTTGGAGGCCAGCAGCCGTAATTTACTGCTAAATCAGCGTGTTTCAGCGGAAAAACTGGCTTTTGCCCCCAAAATTGTGGCTGAAAACAACGGTGAAAGCAGTTGGGATGCCTTCAGGCAGAATACAGTTCACGCTGGCTTAGATTTATCGAAAGTTAACGATTTAACGGTTTGTGTACTGGCTTGTGACGATGGCGAGAAAATACACGTAAAAACGCTCCCATTTACCCCTCTTGGCGGCATAAATGAGCGCTCAATGCGGGATAAGGTGCCTTACAACACTTGGGCCGATCAGGACATTCTCTACGCCCCTCCTGGTGATACGTTAGATTATGAGATGATCTGCCAATGGCTAAAGATAGAGATTGAAGAGCAACAGGGCGTAACCATTGCGTCTATTCACTTCGATAGATGGCGAGCTAAGGACTTTTTTGGCGCTTGTGATCGGACTGGATTCGCTGCATTGGCCGAAAGGAAAGAGGTTGGGCAAGGCTATCAGTCCATGAGTCCAAGGATTGAAGCGCTAGAGACTGCCATGCTTCAGCGCAAACTGCTTTGTGATAATCATCCAGTGATGAATATGGGGTTTGCTAACGCTTTGGTGACTTCTGATCCTGCATCAAATAGGAAATTGTCCAAACCAAAGGAAAATGGCCCGAAAATAGATGCTGTAGTGGCTCTATTGATGGCTATTTACCCGCTAGTCCACCAAGAAGAGGCT